AGAACAAGAAGATCCGACCCCCCATTATACTGTACTTGACTCATCGTGTTGGAACAAGACAGGCTTTGGTCCTTCCATAGCAGAGACAATGATGAGATGTGGAGTGCGTTGGATGCCATCGGACAGAAACCGACTTCAAGGCAAAATGGAAATACATCGTAGGCTTGCCGATGACCCACGAACAGATGAACCTAGATTACGAGTATTTCCGAACTGTGTCAACCTTATCAAACAACTATCAGGTATACCTCTTAGCAAAACAAATGCAGAGGATGTGGACACAAAGGCAGAAGATCACGCATACGATGCACTACGATATATGTTAATGACAAGGATGACAGGATATGTGTCGATTCATAAAACGCTTGGTGGTATTAAGAATCAGGTCTATCAAATGCAAGACCAAACATTTGGGTATTAAATAAATGGCAGCTCCTACAGGTGGTGGTGGTAAGTTCACCATAATAAAGAAAAAGTTTGATCCTACAAAAACTACTTTGAAAGAAGTAGTTGAGATGTATATCAAAGAAAGTAAAAAAGGTTTTGATGGTGAAGGTCATAGAAGTAAATTTACATCGCAGAATAGTCCGTATAAACCATTTCTTGATAGACCTGTTATGGAGTTTTTAGAATCATCTTTTGATGATGAAGTAAATCCTTTATTAAAATTTTATGATACAAACAAATCAGCAGGCTCAAGAAGAAATTATTATTCTCTTGCAAAAGGTATAGAAGCAAACGTAGAAAGTCAAATAGCTCGTTCCACAACAAAAGAGTTAGCACACTTTAAAGTTGATGGTATACCAAAGTTAACAAACACTGTTATACTTGATCCTAAACCCGGACAAAGAGCTTTACGATATGCTTTTAATCATTTGAAAGCAGGCGAGTTTCAATTAGCTTTATTAAAACATGCCAAGAAAAATCCAAAAGACATACCTGTTGTACGAGCAACTTTAGCTGCATTACATCTAGGTTTTAGACCTAATGAAATTCAAAACATGCCTGCGACTGCTTTGTTTCCACCTTTAGAGGATAGTGTTGCACCCGGTATTTTTATTAGTGGTGATTTCACAAAGATGGATGCAGCGATAGATATACCTGCATCAAGTCATGTACACGGTATCTTAACAAGTGCCAGAAATTCAAATAAGAAAAGATTTGGCAATACTACAAATGTTCCTAATCTAATGTTCCTAACAGATGAAGGCACAGCTTTACCTAAAGGTGCTATAAGTGATCTTCTTAAAAAAATAAAAGTTCCTAAAATAATACAAGATAAACAAACAGGTGAGTTTTTAGATTATTTTACATCTTCTTATGACATGAGACGATATAATTCTACCATAGCATACAAAGCTAGGTTTCCATTACAGGTCATGGCTCAAATGAAAGGAAGAGCCATAACATCTATGACAGGTGCAGGATCAGAGGGAGTTTATCCTTCTCCTATAACTGGATTGTATGACTTAGCAGACTTAGAACCTCATGAAAGATTAAGCACAATAATACATGATCAGTTAAGTAAAAAATTAAACATAGCAAATGAAAATACGTTAACATCTAATCAAGACTTAATAGAAAATTATGCAAAAAGCACAGCAGACAACAATCTTTTACAGGTAACCACTAAAGCTGAAGGACAAGCTTATGACGTGACACCTCAACTTACTGATAAAGATTTTAAAGCACCTGCTGTTCCTGAAGGACAAACGATAGACGGTGATTTCACAGATATAACTGAAAAAGAACCTGAACCCCCAAAAAAATTTAGTGATTTAAGTAGTGAAACACAATCTAAATTAGCTGAAATAGGAATAACTGATAAAGGCACATCTGATAAACCCACACGAATACAAAAAGCAAAAGGTTTGAAATCAATCGACCCATTTGCAATAGTAGCAGGTGGTGCAGGAGTATCAGAAATACTAGATGATACTGGTGAATTGGTTAGTGAAGAAATTACACAATCAACAATAGCTCAAACACTCGCAAAGACTGCACCGAAGTTAGCACAGACTACACTTGGAAAAGCTTTACCAGTAGCAGGTGCAGGATTGGTATTTCCGTCATCTCCTACAAACGTAGATGAAGTAGAAGGGTTTGCAAGAAAAGATATTGACAGACGCTTTGCAGGTATAGATCAAATGGATACATCTCAGGAAAAACAAATATTTAGAGATGATCCACGACTGCGAGGAGCGACAGCAATGTACGATCCATCCGAGCTACCAAGACGAGATGCTGACGATCCATTGAGTGATGAAGCATACAGAAAAAGATTTCTAGAACAATCTAGAACAAAAGCAAGTTCACAATTACGTGGGTTTGCACAACCACGCTAAAAGGAGAAAAAAATGGCAGACAATCTTAATCAAGGTGCAGCCTATATAATGGGATCAGACAAAGTATCAGTTGATGATGCTCAAGGATCTAATAGCTTATATAGAGAAGGTCTTGAGTTTACTATGGAAGTAAATCAAGATGCGTTGCAAGTTGACATGCCAAAGAAGCAAACAAAACCTACTGTTGAAGCTTCTTTATTTGCTATGGCTGACGACAAAAACTACTTCTAATCAAGGATAAATTATGGCTGATGAAAGTTTTCTTCAACCTGATGACGATACCCCTGTATCTATTGAAAATCCAAAAGATCAAATGCCCGGATTGGCAGGGTACGTTAAATCTAAGTTTGAAGATGCAGAGAATGGCAGACGTTCTCACGAACTAAAATGGTTACAGTCTTATAAAAACTTTAAAGGTATCTACGATTCTACAACTCAATATCGTGACTCCGAAAGATCAAAAGTATTTATTAAGATAACCAAAACTAAAGTTCTTGCTGCGTATGGACAGATAGTGGATATACTATTTAGCAATAAAAAGTTTCCACTTGTTGTAGAACCTACTCCTATGCCTGAAGGCATCGAGGAGTTTGCTCACATGAAAACTCCAGTTGATGAAGCTGAACAGCCAGTTGATCCATTTGGTTTTGAGGGAGATGGCAGAGAGCTACCCCCCGGAGCTATGTCGGCTCGTGAGCCACACAAGCTAGGAACATACGGTAACGATTTTCCTGACATGTTGGCATCAGGACCTGCGAAGATGGGTGAGCCACAAGTTAAACCTGCACAGAAGATGGCTATGAATATGGAAAAGTGTATTCATGATCAGCTTATGGACAGTAACGCAGTCAACGTATTTCGTAAAGCTGTATTTGAATCAGCACTACTTGGAACAGGCATAGTCAAAGGTCCGTTAAACTTTTACAAGCGTGTTCATAACTGGCAGATGAATCCTGATACTGGGCAAAAAGAATATAGTCCGTATGAAAAGGTAATGCCACGAATTGAATATGTATCTCTGTGGGATTTTCATCCTGATCCGTCTGCAACAAGTATTGAAGATTGTGAGTACGTAATACAAAGACATCGTATGAACCGTCAACAACTTCGTGGTCTAATCAAACGACCATACTTTGATGCGTCAGCTATTGAAGAGTGTCTTGCTAAAGGTCCTAACTACGAAGATAAATACTACGAAGATACTATCCGTGAAGATGATACTGAACCTTACTATCAAGAAAACAGATACGAAGTTCTTGAGTACTGGGGTGTCATAGATAAAAAACTTGCAGATGAAGTTGGTATGGAAAATGCCAATGATATGTCAGAGTTTGATCAGTTGCAAGTCAATGTATGGGTATGTGGTGGTATGGTCATTCGATGTGTCGCAAATCCATTTACACCTGCACGATTACCTTTCCAAGCTTTTCCATTTGAGATAGACCCTTATCAAATATGGGGTGTCGGTGTTGCAGAGAATATGGAATACTCACAAAAATTAATGAATGGTCATTACCGTATGGCTATTGATAACTTAGCACTTGCAGGTAATCTTGTATTTGATGTAGACGAAGCAAGCTTAGTTCCCGGTCAAAACATGGATATATTCCCCGGTAAGATATTTAGACGGCAGTCAGGTGTAACAGGCACAGCAATCAATGGATTAAAGTTTCCAAACACTGCACCAGAGAACATACAGATGTATCAGATATCACGACAACTCGCTGATGAAGATACAGGTATACCATCCATATTGCACGGACAAACAGGTGTAACAGGAACTGGGAGAACTGCTGCAGGACTATCTATGTTGATGGGTTCAGCAGGACTAGCAATGAAAACAGTTATAAAGAATATAGATGATCATTTACTGAAGCCACTGGGTGAATCTTTGTTTCAATGGAACATGCAGTTTAATGATGATTTGGGGGAGATAAAAGGGGATCTAGAAATAAAACCTCGTGGGGTTGCAGCAGTTATGCAAAAAGAAGTACGTACACAAAGATTAACTGCTTTGCTTCAAACCGTATCTAACCCAATGCTTGCACCTTTTATTAAGATACCTAACTTGATAAGAGAGCTTGCAATAGCACAGGATATTGATCCTGATACGTTAGTCAACGATGCCAACGAAGCACAACTATACGCTGAAATGTTAAAAGGAATGATGGCTAATGTACAACAAGGAGCAGGCGAGGATGCTGTCGCCACTAATCAACAGCAAGGAATGGGTCAACCTAGTGGAGTATCTCAACAACCTGAAGGAACTGACAGTCAAGGGTCTGGTAACGGCACAATCGGAGTCGGAGCTACGCCAACTGCAGGGGAAACTGGCTTTACTGGAAATGCTCCTAGAGTTGAAGAATAATCACGAAAGAATAAATAAAAATGGCTGACATTTTTGATTTTGGTGTAGACTTCGGTCTTTCTTTCTTTGAGCCTTTGCCAGAGAGACGAAAACGTACTGGTACGTTGACACGTGAAGAATACGCTAAAGAAAATGTTGATTTTTATGAACAGAGCTTAGACGATACTTTAGGCACTGGCATAGAACTTAGATTTAAAGATGATGAAAAAAAAGAAGAAGAAGATAAAAAAGAGGACATTGACGTAAATGTAGTGGGTGGAGACGATGAACCTGCTTCTATATCTGCTTCTAGTTACGATGTGCAAGACACAGGAGAATTAGGGTTAGGAGCAGGAGAACAAATTGGAATAGGAGGTACGGCAAACACTTTAGGATCTGTTAATGTTGGAACTTATGGACAATCTTTATCACAAGCAGGTTTAGGAGATAAAAATCCATTTAGTGCTTTTGGTCTAGACATATACACAGCTTCTGTTCCAACAACAAAAGATGAAGCAAAAAAGGGATTAGCAAAACAATTTTCAAAAGAAAAATTAACTCAAAGTGCAGTTAAATTTGCAGGAAGAATGATAGGTATGCCTGCACCTTTAACGTCAGGTGTGATGGGTTTTGTAAACGGAGTTACTGTTAATGATCCTTTAGGGAATCCTAGCTTTAGACCTAGCCATCCTGTTTTTGGATTGGCTCACGATTTAAACATGTCAATACAATTTAGTAATGCTTCAGCTATAAATGCAGCTATAAACGCAAATCTTGATGTTCCATATGCAGAGAGAGGTCCTATAGGTTTTATGGGATATGATCCTACAAACGGTCAATTAATAAGTAGGGCCCCTTTGGGTAAAACATGGACTGGAACTTCAGATCTTTCAGTACAACAAAAAAGTGCGTTAGAAGCTTTATCTAAAGGTTTTACTACTAACGGATATAACAATATTACAGAAAGAGGAGAAGTTCTAGCTATGGGAACTGACACCATCGGAGGTCAGACAGTAGGAGGGTATGACAACAGTGGATTTCATCACAGTATAAATGGTGCGTCAAGAACTGGAACTATGGCACAAGCTCAAAAAGCTGCAACAAAATATGGTATTCCACTTAACCAATTTCTAGATATTTTAAATAATAAAGTACGTAAAAATCTTACTTTTTTTGGTAAGCCTAAAAACAGTAAACTTACTTTAGATTATTTAAGTAGAAAGCAATTCAGAGACAATGAAACAACAGGTGGATCATATAGCATGGGTCTTGAGACCGATGTCACTGCTCAACAAGATATTGAAAATGCTTTAAGTCAGGGAATAGGCGTAAATGAATTTGGCGGCATATCTGCACAAGGTTTAACAGATGTTCAAGGTATTAGTCAAGCTACTCAAGGTATAACGAGTGGAAGTTTTGGCACAGTAAGTGTTGAAAGTCCGGGTGATAACAGTAATGATGGTGGTAGTGGTAGTGGCAGTGGGGCTGCAGGAAGTGGTTCAGATAGTGGTCCGGGAGGTGGCGTTGGAGGAGATGCTACTGGAGGATATACTGCATTTGGTGGACAGATTGGTGAAGGTATGCAAGAAGGTGGTCCTGCAGGATTTATTGGTGGGCCTCCTGAAAACTACAGCGATCAAACAACCATCGCAGATGACATACCTCTAGAGGTCAAAGATGGTACTTTTGTTATAAATGCTCCTGCTGTAGAATACGCAGGATCAGATGATATTAGCGAAATGTTAACAAAAGCGTACGAAAAAGCAGGACAAGCTATTGACAAATCTGGACAAAGGACTACAATACCAAGTAAGGAACAAATTAATATAATGATTTCACGAGGTGAGGTCGTAGTTCCTCCCCAAATAGCAAAGATCATAGGATACGATCGTTTAGAGAAAATAAACAATCGTGGTAAAAAAGAAGTTGCAAGACGACAAAAACAAGGTGATCAAGAAAAGCCACAAGCTAGACAAGCTAACGAAGGTGGTTTTATAAATAAAGATACTGCTAATAAAAAAATTACTCTGTATAGAGGTGATAAGTTTCCAGAACAATATACTGAATTTGACAAAAAGTATATGAAAAATGCAAGATTACGAGGTGCATGGTTTTCTTCAAACAAAGCTTATGCTAGAATGTATGGACAACTTCAAAAAACTTTAACTGTTAGTCTTGATGAATATTTAAAAGGCTCAAAAAGAGCAGAGATTGCTAGAGATTTAGGTGAGATGAGAAGTGACTTGTTTAATCCACAAGATCCTAAAAAAAGAGGATCATTGGGATTAACAAAAGAACAAAGACAACAATTATTTAAACACGTAAAAGAAATAAAACAGTTTGCTAAACTCGTAAAAGAAGAAAAAATTGACCCACAAAGATTTGTAAATACTTTACATATGTCTGTTTTTCCAGAAAAAAAAGATGAAGCTACAATTAGAAAAATTGAAAGTTATAAAAACAATCCAAAACTTTTTGCTAAACTTGTAGTTCGCAATTTAGCAAATAATATTGTAGCAAAGGGAACACCGTTTGTTACAAAAGCTATTCCCGGTCTTAGCATACTTTCAGGGTTTGCTCCTAAAGAAATGGGCGATGCAACTCTTAGTGGCAAAGAGGGATTTATTTATGACTATCGTAGTCAATAAGAATTAGTCAGCTACCCACATAAGTGGCCCTGACAAACCGAAGCAGCTACCCACAGCCAGTGGCACTGCATTAATGAGGTATAAAACTATGGCAACACAAGTAAAGGGCGTAAGAGCCAACAAACCAAACGATTCATTTGGAGTAACAAATAACGAAAATCTTTATCGTGGCAAATATCGTGAAGATGTTTACAAAGATGAAGAAGAAAAAACAGAAGAAACTCAAGACCCCACACAAGTGGCTACTCAAGAGAAACCAAAACCTTCTGAAAATAGTTTTGCAGAAGCGAAGCAACAAGAGGATCACGATTACAAAAAGCGTTATGATGACTTAAAAAAACATTATGACACAAAACTCAACGAGTTTAAAAGTGAGCGTGAACAACTCATGGGAGAGCTTGATACATTCAAGCAACACACTCAAGAGTTACCTAGAGGTGCAACACCACCTAAAACACTTGAAGAACTTGAAGAGTTCAAAGAAAAGTACCCTGATGTATTTCAAGTTGTTGAAACAGTGGCAGGTGTACAATCTGAAGCTAAGATTGCAAAACTAAGACAAGACTTGGAATCAGTTAAACAGCGAGAGAAAAGTTTAGAAAAAGAAAAAGCTTTTGAAGAACTTCTTAGACTACATCCTGATTTTGATGATCTTAAAACAAATGAAAAGTTTTTAGGGTGGCTTGACGAACAGCCTACACAATTAAGTGACGGTATTTATAAAAACAATACTGACGCAAAATGGGCAGGTAAGGTCGTGTCTCTTTACAAAGCAGAGATGGGAATCTCTAACAAGAAACCTACTAAGTCTAAAGAATCTGATGCCGCAGCATCTGTGATAAGGCAACAGCCTAAAGACGTTGCAACAAAAGATTCAACTAAAAAGATTTGGAAAGGTTCTGACATCGCCAGACTTAAACCGTGGGAGTTCGAGAAGGTGGAAGCCGAGATTGATCTAGCACGGCAAGAAGGGCGAATTAATATGAACAGCTAAAACCTCAAAAATAGGGAGAGAGAAAATGGCTTTCGGAACTGCTGCAGGATACGGAAATTTACCTTCTGGTAATTTCGCTCCTCAGATATTTAGCCAAAAAGTTCTCAAGTTCTTCAGACGTGCTTCGGTTGCAGAAGATATTACGAATACTGATTACACAGGAGAGATTGAAAACTTTGGCGACACTGTGAATATTATCAAAGAACCAACAATAACTGTATCCAGTTACACAAGAGGTTCTGTGGTAAATACTCAAAACTTGGCTGACGATCAAATTACATTGACCGTTGACCAAGCTAACGCATTTGCATTTAAAATCGATGACATCGAGGAAAGACATTCGCATGTTAACTTTGAAGCATTAGCAACTTCTTCAGGTGCTTTTTCTTTGAAGAGAAAATACGATGCAAACGTACTACAAACTTTGTCAGACGGTGCAGGTATTGCAGGTGCTGACGATGCAAGTTTATCAGGTGGATTAACAACTACTAATTCAGCTTTAGGTACAGCGTCTGCTCCAATCAACGTGGAGACAGATGATGCAGGTATCAACCTCATGCTATTAATGGCTAGAGTGCTTGATGATCAGTCTGTGCCAGAAGAGAACAGATGGTTTGTTGCTCCTCCGATCTTCTACGAGAAGATGTTTCAAGCAGGTAACAAGATAGCAGAAGTACAGGTAACTGGCGATGCTTCTTCAAACCTAAGAAACGGACTTGCAACTCCGGGTACACTTGCAGGCTTTAGTTGCTACAAGTCTACTGCATTAAATAGTACAGCAGGTACTGACCAAGTAACATTATCAGGTGTCGCTACAGACGCTTCTGAGAATATTATTATGGCAGGACATATTTCTGCTGCGGCTACAGCGTCTCACATCGCAAAGACTGAAGTGGTACGTTCAACTGAATCATTCTCTGATGTTGTTAGAGGGTTACATGTTTTTGGAAGAAAAGTCCTTAGACCTGAAGCTCTTGTACGTGGCATCATAGATTTTGCTTAGTAGGGAGGATTAACTATGGCTACAATAGATAGAACTCCTAACGGAGGAACTGCAGGTCATCCTGCTAATATCGCAAGACCTTACGTAATGACTTCACAAGTTCATGATACTGCAGATGGTGGTACAGGAGGAGACGTTGTTCAATTGATTGACGTTCCTGCTGATACTATGATCGTTGCAGGTGCTTTAGAAGTTTTAGAAGCAAGAGGTAATGGACAGATTACTTTGGATGTGGGTTTTACAGGTGGTGATGTGGACTGTTTTGTTGACGGTTCTGCATGTGCTGCAGGTTTTACACCATTCTTAGAAGCTGCCGTTGGTGCTTCTGGGTCTAATGCTAGAATTTTAACTTCAGCAGACACTATCGATGCGTTAATTCTCGATGGTGGATCAACAGGTGAATCTGCACTACGTTTTAGAATACACGTAGTTTTGGCAGATATATCTGCTAATCCTGTAGAATCTGCTACAGTTTCAACTGGCACATAAACTACTAAATGATTGGGGTGGGCAACCACCCCCTTCATATATCATGGGGGAAGATTTTTGATAATAAAGGCGAGCAATGTTATTACAAATATTAACCAAAGAAGATGTAGACAAGTGTCTAAAACTTTGCCCAGACATGGAAGATGGTAACAAGACACAACCATTAAAAGGTGTCAAAAAGAATACAGAGTCAATAAAAATTGAAGATGAGGTAAGAAACCTCGTAGCTTCACGGATTGTAAATAATCCATTTGTTGATTCAGTAATATGCCCTAATCGTGTATCAGTAAACTTTTACAACAATTATACAAAGGGTGATTACTATAATAAGCACATAGATAATTTTAAAGCAGAGCCTAAAATAAATCATGTGTATTTTGATTACGGTTTTACAGTCTGTTTATCAGACAACTACGAAGGTGGAGAATTTGTACTTGACAATGAAATAGGTGAAGTACCTTACAAACTAAAAGCAGGTCAAGTTTTATTCTTTCCAATAATATACCCTCACAGTGTTAACAAAGTAACAGAGGGGTCACGAAAAGCATTGATAGGTTGGTTATCTACCAATGTTAGTTACGAACAAAGTTTTGTGTTGCGTAACTTGTATGAAGTAAATGCTCATGCAATAAGTAACAAACAACACAATTTAGCCGTTAAGTCTACACTTGTACAAAACTATTTAAAGAAACAGTGGGGTAGATAAAATGGCATACTTGATAAGTAACATACCACACTTTAAGTGTTGGGTACGAAAAGAATTTACACATAACCACCAAATGTATCATGGTGAATATTTACACGCACTAGCAATAGCCGTGAACACAGTACCAGACAGATGTCTTAGCTTTCAAGTCGTATTTACAGGATGTGAAAGCGATGACGATGAAAACGAACAGAACGTACACGGTGGTGCAATGTGGGCAAGGATGCCGATAACAGCACTCGTTGCTGATATACCGTACGAAGAGTGGCCGCAGAAAATGTCAACGCATTTGGCTCAACCGTGGGATTGCAGTTCACATCATCATTCGGTAATGAAGTTAGATAGAGTTAGTTCTTCTCCGTGGATTTGTAAGATAGACGGAGAGTTTCACAAAGGACAATATCTGTTTACTGTAGACTACACAGAAAGTGACATAGCAGATGATCCTGCACAACACAAACAAAGTCACGTGTTACAGTTAATAGATGCAGGAGATTGGACAGGTAACATCGTTGCCCTACCAAATAACAGAGTGAGAGCAACAAGTCCTGCACTCTGGGAAACTGGCGAAGGACCTCCAGACTTTAGACCGAGCCAGTATATACATAATGCAGAGATACACGAAACTTACCTAGATCCTGCAATAACATTTGATAACTTATACTCGGAGAATAAATAATGCCAATAGTAATAAAACCAAAAAAAATGATGGTTAGCAAAAATGCTACCAAAGGTGGTGGTGGAATGGACATCGCTACTAAAAGAGATGCTTTAGCAGATAAATTTACAAAAGCACTAAAATCTGCTATGGGAGCAGGTAGATTGTCTAATCAAGACATAGAAAGAGCTATAAAAATGGGTAAAGAACAAGCAATGGGTGAAAGACCTAAAAAAGCAGGTGGTGGCAAAGCTATGAAAAAGAAAAAAATGATGGCTAAAGGTGGCACTGCAGGTGGTAAAAAACAAATGATGATGAAAGGTGGCAAAGCCAAAAAGATGATGATGGGTGGTGGCAAAGCTAAGAAAATGATGGCAGGTGGCGGCAAATCCAAAAAGTACATGGCTCGTGGTGGTAAGGCTAGATAGCCATGACCAAGAAACGTGGGAGCATGAAAGGGTACACCATTAAAAGTGGTGATAAACGACCCACCAAGTCTGGTGCAGGGATGACCAAGAAAGGTGTTGCAAAATACCGTAAAGAGAATCCCGGAAGTAAGCTCAAGACTGCTGTAACAGGCAAGGTCAAACCCGGAAGTAAAGACGCAAAGAGACGTAAATCCTTTTGTGCCAGATCTGCAGGGCAAATGAAAAAGTTCCCCAAAGCTGCTAAGAATCCAAATAGCAGATTACGACAAGCAAGGAGACGATGGAAATGTTAACTGAAATTAATTTCATATTGTTTAAGTTTTTTAATAAAATCAGTAATAATTTTTATAGACGTTATGTGAATATGCTACATAAGTCTCAAGGAAGAATCTAGTGTTATCGGCTCTCATAGGACCTATTAGTAGTCTCGCAGGCACTTGGTTTGAAAACAAACTTGCAAAGACAAAGGCAGACGGACAAGCTAAAGTTGCAGAAGCTAAAGCAAGAGCAACCGTTGCAGAGAAAGTAGCTACAGGTGAAGTAGCTTGGGAAGGCAAAATGGCAGATGCCACAGTAGATTCGTGGAAAGACGAATTTGCTTTGGTTGTACTACTTTTACCTGCCATACTTGTGTTCATCCCCGGAATGAGAGACTATGTAAAGGAAGGGTTTCAGATATTGGCAACGTTACCTGATTGGTATCAATACCTATTGTATATAGCTATATCTGCATCGTTTGGAATTAAAGGGGTAGGTCAAGCAGCAAAAATGTTGAAAAAAGGAAAGTAACATGGCAGTAAAAAAGAAAGCTAAAAAGAAGAGTGGCTCTAAGCCAACAAATCCAAAGTTATATGCTAGTGTAAAAGCAGAAGCAAAGAAGAAGTTCAAGGTCTATCCAAGTGCATATGCAAACGCATGGCTTGTGCGTACATACAAGAAGCGTGGTGGTGGATACGCATGAGCCTAACCAAATGGTTCAAAGAAGATTGGCGTGATGTCAAGACTGGCAAGAAGTGTGGTCGGTCTGGCAAAGAAAAGAAAACACGCCCATATCCTGCGTGTAGACCCAAAGCCGTTGCAGGTAAGATAAGCAAAAAAGAAGCAAGTAAGAAAACAGGACCTAAAGCAGTAAAGTGGTCAGTTACTGCATCAGGTAGACGAAGAAAGAAAGCTGCAGAAGGTGGCAGAATACACAGAGGTAGAAAGGTAGAAATGGCATGAGTGAAAAAGAATACTCTAATCAACCACGAAAACCTCAATTTGGAGCTTACTTAAATTTAAATCAAGGCAAAAGAAAAAAAGTATCAGGTAGTTTATACTATGAAGGTAGAAAGTCAAAAGATGAAATAAAACCAAATAAGTATGTTACTGTTAAACAAAAACAAAAAACAAAATCATTAAAAGGTAATTTAAGTTTTGATTTAAAACCACTAAGAGCCACAGTATTTGGAAGCACTGCAACAACAAAGGGGTTGTTTCAAGAAAAAGTACCATTTGGAACATACGAAGGAACATGGAAAAGCATAGAAAATAATATTGGTGGTGCGTTGGGTTATCAGGTTGATGAGAATAACAGAGTCGGAATACAACTTAACAAAACATTTTTTGAAAATCAAAAAGGTAGTGCAAACGAAGTTAATTTAAATTACTCTATAAGAGATTTAGGTGGAGGAGATCTTGTTGTTTCTTTAACAGGCAAAGATCCGTTTAGTGGTAAAAAAACGAAAGCAATGAATTTACAATACAGAGTGGATTTTTAAGATGAAGTATGACGCAGATGAATTTGTAGAAATGGTCGCCAAGCACGAGGGCATAGTTCTTGAACCTTATAGAGACATTTTAGGCATAAGCACAATCGGTATAGGTAGAAACTTAGAGGATGGTGGCATCACGGATGTTGAGCTAGACTACATAGGTAAGACACTTGAAGATATACTTAAAGTAGGTCTTACACAAGAAGAAGCATATTATCTGTGTCGAAACGATATAAATAATGTAGAAAAAGAATTACTCGAAAGAAAACCTGTTGTAAATCAACTTGATTCTGTACGACAGATGTGCCTTGTAGATATGGGATTTAATATGGGTGTTCCTCGTCTTATGAAATTTGTTAAGATGTGGGGAGCTATAGAGGTGGGTGATTTCTACGAAGCAAGCGAACAGATGCTTGATTCACGTTGGGCAACGCAGGTTGGAAAACGCAGTAAGGGTTTAGCAGAGATGATGAAGTTGGGGTATGAGTTTTATGGCAGGTAAAAAACGATGCGAGACTTGCGAATGTTACGACTGCGATTGCGAAGAATGTTCATGCGATTGTCATCACAATGATAGAGTTTCTCCTGATCTTCATGATCGACACGAGAGTGATAAACCAAACACAGAGATTTGACAACATTGACACGTGTCTTTACTTTGCAGAACGTTTAACTAAACAATCAACAATACCATATAAGGATGGCAATAGAAAAATAACGGCTTATTGTAAGCCAATAAATAAGTAAGGGGAATACTATGTTAGCAGAACTTGCAGCGGCAAACGCTGCTTTTTCGGTGATCAAACAATTTGTATCCAACGGAAAAGAACTTTCAGGTTGTGCTAAACAGATCAGTGATTTTGTATTTGCAAAAGAACAAATTGAAAAGAAAGCAAGTAACAAACAAGGTGCAAGTGGTGATCTAGAAGAGTTCATGGCTCTTGAGCAAATAAAAGAAAAAGAAAAAGAACTCAAAGAGATTATGATATATTTAGGTAGACCGGGATTGTGGCAAGATTGGCAAGCCTTTCAAGCTGAAGCACGTAAATCTAGACGCTACGCAGAAAAGGTAAGAGCTAAAAGACGTGAAGAAATATTTGAATACATCACATATACTATAGTATTTCTTATGATAGTAGGCTTTGTTTGTTTGTTAGCTGCTGTATATATAAACCATAAATAGATTGACATTTAGGCAGTCTATCTGTATAATCCTAAAAAGGAGTACCCCATGAAGAAATTAGCCGCACAAGCATTAGCTTTCCAATATCAACTACAAATTGAAAACGCACAGACCGTACTAAACAACAGTAACGCTGCGTTAAATTTAATTGATCAATCTTTGCACGATATCATAACTGCCAATGAGAAATTAAAAACATTAAATACTATGATGTCTAGTGCTATCAAAGAAATAAAAGAAGAAGAAAAAGCTTCATAGTGGCTAAGAAAAAAGACCCTAAAGTAGGCACAGGTAAGAAACCTAAAGGTAGTGACAGACGTTTATACACGGATGAGAATCCTAAAGACACGGTTAGAATCAAATTTGCTACTCCGTCTGATGCCAGAGCAACGGTTGCGAAAGTTAAAAGAATCAATAAACCGTATGCGAGAAAGATACAAATTCTTACAGTCATGGAACAACGTGCAAAAGTAATGGGTAAAACAGAAGTTGTTGCAATAGCAAAGCGAGCCAAAGAGCAACTAAAGAAGGCACGTAAAAGTGGGTAACTACAGAATAATTAAATTAAAAAAAAAATTTACGTTTACTAATACCTGTTGATACCAAACCTTACAAACTACTGACTCCTGAAGAAGTAGTAGATATCAACAAAAAACTAAATAGTCCGTTACGCAAAGCTCAAAAAAGACGACACTATTTAGAAATTAAAAAAGTTCAAGAGAAACTTAAACATGGCAAGCAGTTATCTAGTATTAATCAACAACGTACTAAGAGATCTAAACGAAGTAGAACTAACAAGTAGCACGTTTAGTTCATCACGTGGTATACAAACTGCTGTAAAAGATTACGTTAATCGTGGCATAGACGATATAATAAATGCAGATACTGAATGGCCCTTCACAGTTGTTAACAAAAGTTTTACAACAACTGCAGGCACACGTCTTTATACTAGATCTGCACTAAGCACAACAAACACAAAAACGGTAGACTTTGACAGTTTCACATTTCTTGAAGCTGCAGATAAAAAAGAAATTACACTTGAGTATATAACTTACAGTGAGTATCTTGACAACTACCACGAAAGAGATACAGACCCAACAGGTAATTCACGAGCCATACCAGTGTATGTCTACGAAGATCCACAAAACAATATAGGCTTGTCTCCTGTTCCTGACAAAGCAACATACACTGTAAAATATTATTACTACGCTACACACACAGCATTGAGTGGGTCAACTGACACATCTTCTATACCAACTCGATTTGAAAATGTAATAATAGAAAGAGCAAAATATTATGCGTTTACTTTACGTGGTGATGTACAAAATGCACAACTTGCACAGATGCAATTTGAAAAATCAATTAAGCGTATGCGTGTCGAGTTAATTAACAAACAATTATATATGAGAGCCGTCTAATGCCAGAGCTAAGTCAGACAGGTGCGTTTCCATTTGTATGTGAAGGTGGGTTAGTCCTTAACCAATCTACATTTATAATGAAACCCGGTCAAGCACTTGAGCTTCTTAACTTTGAGCCTGACATTGAGGGTGGCTACAGAAGAATAAGTGGTTTTAGCAAATACGTAACTGCTGTTGTACCACAGACAAGTGCATCAAGTGAAGAGGTGCTTATGGTTGCAACGTTCGGATCAAGCGTTGTTGCAGCAAGAGGTGAAAAGATATTTACTGCCACTCCCGGTGGTTCAAGTTGGACAGAACGTGATACTGGTAGAACAAGTGCAGGATCTTATACATTTCAAAGATTTAACTTTGATGGCAACGACAAGTTAATTGTTGCAGATGGTGCAAACGCACCGACAGTGTTTAACACATCTTTTAGTGCGACAGATGTAAGTGAAAGTTCTGTATCTGGTGCAAAGTTTGTGACTGCATTTAAAGATCATATGTTTTACGCAGGTAAGTCAAGCACACCTCAAGAAGTTGTATTCAGTCAACCGTTTGACGAAGATGCTTTTAGTGGTGGATCTGGTGCAGGTAGCATTAAAGTTGACGATACTATAACAGGACTTAAAGTATTCCGTGATAACTTATTTATATTTTGCGAAAATAGAATATTTCAACTCACTGGATCATCACTATCTGATTTTGCAGTTAAACCTGTAACAAGAAATATAGGCTGTGTAAACGGACAAACCATACAAGAATTTGCAGGTGACCTTATATTCTTAGGTCCTGACGGATTACGTACCATCGCAGGTACTGCAAGAATTGGTGACGTTGAATTAGGTACAATAAGTTCTAACGTGCAAAGTTTGTTTGATACTAACTTAGCTAACTCTGGTAGTTTCACATCTATAGTTATACCAAACAAAACACAATACAGAATATTTTTTACAAAGTCAGGTGTGGCAGAAACTTCTACAGAGGGAGTTATATGTGTTCTTAGAGGACAGCAGTTTGAGTTCTCAGAGATAAAAGGTATAAGACCAACAGCCACAGATACGTTTGTATCTTCAGGTAATGTTATACCACTACACGGATCAGGTGATGGATTTATATACAGACAAGAGTCAGGTGACGATTTTGATGGTACGGCTATAAACGGAAGATATCGTAGTCCAGATCTTACAATGAATGATCCGGGAATACGAAAAAACATGCAAAGGGTAATAATAAACTATGCACCTGAATCATCTATAGATGCAGATTTGTTTATTAGATATGATTATGAAAGTAGACAGTCTGCACGACCTGCAGCCTATCCTTTAGATTCATCAGATATAGCGGCAATATATGGCACAGCAGTTTATGGAACACCCACTTACGGTGGTGCATCACAACCTCTTGTAAGACAACCTGTTGAAGGATCAGGATTTGCTGTTGCATTACGAGTTAACGATGGTGGATCAACAGCACCGTATTCGTTAAAAGGATTTCAATTAGAATACCAACTAGGAGCAAGAAGATAAATGGGAGCTACGTACACACGACAATCTTCTTACACTGACGGAGACGTTATAACTGCGGCTCATACCAATGATGAGTTCAATCAGTTATTAGCAGCCTTTCAAGCATCGAGTGGACATACCCACGATGGCACAGCCAACGAAGGTGGACCTATTACAAAGCTACTAGGCAATACGCTTACGTTCGGTGCAGGAACTGCAGGAACAGATATAACAATTACATTCGATGGTGAAACATCAGATGGTGTCCTTAAATGGATGGAAGATGAGGATTATTTTGAATTTAGTGACGACATACTTATTGCTTCTACAGAGAAGTTACAATTCAGAGATACAGCTATATACATCAATTCGAGTGCCGATGGACAACTCGACCTCGTAGCTGACACAGAGATACAGATTGCGGCCACAACAGTTGACTTGAACGGTAATTTAGATGTGTCAGGATCACTAACGTTGGGTGGCACTGCAATAACATCTACTGCTGCAGAGCTAAACATACTTGATGGTGTTACGTCTACTGCATCAGAGTTAAATCTGGTAGATGGTATAACAGCAGGCACAGTATCTGCATCAAAAGCAGTCATAGTAGATTCTAACAAAGACATAAGTGGTTTTAGAAACCTAAGTATTACAGGTGACTTGACAGTTGCAGGTGATGATATCACTATGGGAACTAACACTGCAGGTCATTTACTTATTGCAGATGGCACAAACTTTAATTCTGTAGCAGTCGGTGACTTATCGGAAATATCTACAGTAGCAAATGATGATGTATTTTTAGCAGTAGATACTTCAGGTGGTGGTCTTAAAAAGATTACAAGAAGTGCAATAGTATCAGGACTTGCTACATCAGGTGCTATATCTAATGTATCAGAAGATAGCACCCCTCAACTTGGTGGTAATCTAGACATGAATGGCAACGATATCGTTACCACTTCAAATGCTACAATAGATTTAGCACCAAACGGAACAGGTACAGTCGTTGTAAGAGGTAACACTAATTCAGGTAGAATAGTTTTTAATTGTGAAAGTAATAGTCACGGACAAACATTAGCTTCACAACCTCACTCAGCAAGTGTGACAAACACTATGTTACTTCCTGCAGGTTCTAGTTCAACGTTAGTATCTCTTGTATCAACAGACACACTTACAAACAAAACATTAACAAGTCCAAAGATAAACGAAGATGTAGCGTTAACATCTACTGCAACAGAGTTGAACCTATTAGATGGTGTGTCAGGATTAGTACAGGCTGACTTCACAAAATTAGCTGCAGTAGACTCAACTTCTACAGAGTTAAATTTAGTTGATGGTTCATCTGCAGGTACAATCGTAAATAGCAAAGCAGTTATCTACGGTTCTAGTGGTGAGGTAAATGCAACCACATTACAAATAGCAGGAACATCTATTACATCTACTGCGACAGAGTTGAATTTACTAGATGGTGTGTCAGGGTTAGTACAGGCTGATTTTACAAAATTAGCGGCAGTAGATGCAACTGCCACCGAATTAAATATCATGGATGGTGATACATCTGCTTCTTCTACAACATTAGTAGATGCAGACAGAGTAGTAACAAACGACAACGGAACAATGAAGCAGGTTGCTTTATCTGATGTCAAAACATATTTAACTAGTGCAGGATTTAGTACAGAAGATCCAACAGCACTTGCTATAGCGTTAGGATAATATCATGGCAAACACATTTAAAACAGTTACATTTGCTGCTGAACCTGCATCTTCGGGTACTCCGTATGTAATGTACACAGTGGCAGGAAGCACCACAACTGTTGTTCTAGGTTTAGTTCTCGCAAACATACACACTGCTCAAGTCACAGCTACTGTAAGGTTGGTTAGTGATACAGGCAGTAGAGGTGGCTCAAACAATGTAACCAACGGAACAAGTATCATTGTGAAAGATGCACCTATACCTGTTGGAGGTAGTTTGGAACTACTAGCAGGTAACAAGGTTGTATTAGAAACAACAGACCAAATAACAATAGACTGCTCCGTAGCAGATAAAGTATCAGGCACATTAAGTATTATGGAGATAACATAATATGGCATACATAGGAAATACATCACCTAGTAGGTTTGTATCCAATAGAGCAGCATCTGTGTATTCAGGTGATGGCTCTACAACTGCCTTTACATTAGAACAAGCAGTGGCACAAGATGAAGATGTCCTTGTATCAGTAGATGGTGTTATCCAAGAACCATCCGTAGCATATGCAGTTAGTAACGGAACAACACTTACATTTACTGCTGCACCCTCTAGTAATTCAGGTAATAATATATTTGTGTATTATCTAGCTAGTCAGGTAGGAACTGTAGGACATCCAAATACACAAGCGTTGAGTGCAACAAGTGGCACGTTTAGTGCAGGTGTTTCAGGAACAACAGGTACATTTAGTGGTGCAATTACAGGGGGTGGCACATTTACACCCGGAGGTAACATAGTTATACCTGATGCAGGTAATATTGGTAGTGCTAGTGATACAGATGCAATGGCTATCTCTAGTGGTGGTGTAGTTACGTTCAGTCAAAAACCTGTTGGCACAGGAATGGATTTTTTACAAAGTGTAACTGCAAGTGATGATGCTACTGTTGAGATAGGTTCTGCTTCATTATTTACTACGACATATAGAACTTATATAATTTACTATTCAAATGTTCATCTTGCAGCAGATAATGGTGACATAAATCTTAGATTTGGTATAGGTGGGTCAATAAAATCAGATAGTTATTATGATTTTACAAGACAAGTAAGATATGATGGTGACACAAGTGAAACTGGTCAAGCAGGAAACAATCAAAACGCATTACTTAAAGCAGTTGGTCAATCTCGTGGAAATGCTACTGGAGAACAATCAAGTGGTTATGTTATGATTTATGACCCTGCTTCTACAGATAACTATAAACACATTAACATATTTAATACTGGAGATGATGTAAATAATGATGCTACTCAATCAATTTTAGCTGGCAGATATAACAATGGTCAAGCAGCTTTGACTGCAATTCAATTTTATAGTGGTGCAGGTAATATCACTTCTGGATACTTTAGATTATATGGGATTGTATAATGGCTAGATTTCACAATATAAATGGTACAAGGGTTCAATTTACAGCAGAAGAAGAAACTGCAAAAGATATTGAAGAAAAAGCATGGTTGGATGATGCACCTAATAGACGTATGGGAGAACTTCGCAGACGAAGAGATGTTCTGTTAGCTGAAACAGATTGGTTAGGTAATCAAGATGTAACTATGTCTGATGCTTGGAAAACATACAGACAAGCTTTGAGAGATATAACAACACAAACACCGACAGATGATGCGTTGAGTAACATTACGTTTCCAACGAAACCAAAGGGGTAACGAATGGCATTAACACAAGTATTAACAGGTGGTATAAAAGCTGATGCTGTAGACAATACCATATTAAAATTAGATGATAACTTTGCATTTACTGGAACTATTACAGGCACACAGGGTTTAGTTTTACTACAGACTGTAACAGCAAGTGATGATGCTACTGTAACTGTAGGTAGTTCTAGTTTATTTACAACAACTTATAAAGTGTATCAACTTCATGTTATAAACGCTCATCCTGCTACTGATAGTCAAGAATTTAGATGTAGAGTTAGCAAAGGTGGAAGTGTACTTAGTGCTGATTATGAATATTCAAGAAATCA